AAAACCCATTACAGCATCAATAAGATTATTCCAAAACATGAAAATTCTTATATGGTATTAACTCCTTCTCATAAATCACTAAAAGAATATCGAGAAAATAAAATTAATTGTGGTGTAATACAGAAATACACACTTAGTAATACAATTCCTGAGGAGCAAACTATAATAGTTGATGAATATGGAATGTGTAATCAAGCAGATCATAATATGTTATTTAAATGTGCATTTTTAGGAAAAAAATTATACTTTCTTGGTGATAAACATCAATTACCGCCGATTAATGGTGAGAAATTAAATAATAAAGAATATATTGAAATGATGTTTAGTGAAGTAAAAATATTAAGCAAAAATTACCGCAATCATTTTACTAATGATTATTATTACTCTTTAATTGATAGTAAAGATAAAAAATATTTAAGAGAAGAAGTAATAAAACATTCAACAAAAAATTATGATGAAGCTGAATATATTGTTTGTTATAAAGTTGAAACTGTAAAAAAATATAATGAATTAATGATGAAAAAATTAAAATACAATTGGAATAGTAAAGGATTAAAAGTAATTTGTTGTAATAATAAATTAGCAAAAGATGAATTATATAATGGTTTTATATATACAATTACTGATTCTAATAATGATTTTATAACTTTAGATGATCATTATACAATAAAAGTTAAAGATTATAAAAAGTGTTTTAAACCAGCGTACGCAATTACTTTACATAAAATTCAGGGTCAATCAATTAAATCATATTATTTCGCACCTGAAGATTATAATTTTATTACACCAAGTGTAGCCTATGTAACTATTTCAAGATTAAAGACAAAATAAACATTTAAAGTGGCTTAAAGAAATATCTAGTATTAATATATATAAATCAAAAATGCCTTCGAATACAAAAGAATATCAAAAAAAATATTACGCTTTAAATAAACAGAAACAATTGGATAAAATGAAGGAAAAAGTATGTTGTGAACATTGTAAAAAAATGATTTCAAGATCACATATTTCAAACCATATGAAAACAAAAAAATGTACTGAAAAAGTATCACAATTAAATGAAAATGGTAAATCATACAATGAAAAAATTAGTGCGATTATCAATAAATTAGTGATAGAACAATTAGAAGAATATATCTCCAAAAATAAAGTATCTAGTAAATAGTATATAATGGTTGAAGTATTTGGTAAATGTTTGTCAAGTGATAATAATGCTATGTTTATTTTGGATGATGATGGTGATAAAATAGAAATGGTAAATATTGGAATGAAAGAAGATATACTTAAATATTTTAAAAGCCTTATTGGTAAGAGAATATCATATTATTATGATATTAAAAGTGTTATAGTTCAACCAATTTCTAACGATGAACCGATAATAACAATATTTCCAAGAGGCAATACACGAACATTAAAATCATTATTAGATCAAATACAAAACAATAAAAAAAATCTCTAGTAGTAGTATATAATGGATCTAGTAAAAGAGATAAAAGATAATTTACCAATTGATATAATAAAATATATAATAGAACCATATTTAAAAATAGATGATTTATATGATTGTCATATATGTGTTGTATTTGAAAAAGATCAAAATTTAGAGTATAAACGAAATGAAGTTTTTGAAAATATATTAAATCCAATTTTCAAAGTTAATAAAACTATTGAATACAGAGAATCAGGAAGGATTTATGAGATACAAACCGATAATTTTTCAAATAAAAGTTCTTTATTTACTGGGGGAGGAGGAGCATATAGAAGAGGAAGATTACGAGGTCGAGGTGAGCGTAAATATGAATGTAATATATTTAATTTAGGTTATTATGAGATGTATTATTTAAGAAATTATAGAAGATTAAATTATGATAGTGGACATATTGGAGTTGAGGTTAGCGCTGATGTAAAATATCAGGGCGGAAAATATATATTTAAAAAAGAAAAGTTGGAACCATATAGAAATAAATATCTAGATTAATAGTACGTAACAATAACCAAACCTTTGATATTTTTAATTTTTTTTGCTTTCATTAAGCATAATTATTAATTTATAATTATGTTTAATTATAATCTAGTTTAATAGTACATCGACAATAACCTAACCATCCTCGCGGACCTGACATTAATCTATTTTATTTGTATATAACGTTAATTGAATAATATATATTTTACATAAATAAAAATATCTATATAAAGTATATATAAACTATATAGTAAATGTCAGAAAAAGAAGTTGAAATCATGTATTTATCTTTAGAGGAAAGAGTTGAAACCATGTCTTTATTTTTAGAATTTTGTTTTGATGGAATGTATAGTGAATTTAAAGTACAATTGAGCGAAATAAGAACATTAATGAGATTAATAAGACATATTAACAATAATCAATCTTATAAGGAAAGATTATTTACTATAAAAAAAAATCTAAAAAATATTCCTTATTACAAAATGTTTTAAAAATATCTCATATAATAGTACATAACAATAACCTAACCTACATGGACATCAACATTTGTATATATAAAATTAACTGAATAATATATATTTTATATGAATAATTTAATGTTTTCACGCCGTTGGGGCACTTCTTAAGAAGGCTAGGTTCAAGTCCTAATGAAAACATTAAATTATTTATATAAAATCTATAGTAAGAATATATAATGGATCAAGAAACACCTATAATTGAAGCACCAGAAAACGTAACAATATATCTAGAAAATAAAGACACAAATATAGATTGTGTAATAAGAGATTCGAGTACAAATAAACAAATAAAACCTCGTGATAGAGAATACGCAAGAAGGTATGCAAAAGAGTATTACAGTAAAAATAAACAAAAAATAAGAAAAATATTATCAACAAAAGTCACATGTGAATGTGGAAAAGTAGTATCAAGACATGGTTTAATTTCACACAAGAGGAAAAAAATTCATATGGAAAGAATGAAAGATATATTACGTAATAAATTAAAATCTGGAGAATCAATACAAGCTGGATTAAAATTAGAGAAAGCTATTGAAGAAGATGATATATTAGATAAATTAGTGAAAATATTAAAGCTATAAATAAATATCTAATAACTATATATAATGAGTGAAAAAGAGCAAGTTGTAAGAGTGATAGATGAAACTACAGAGTTAAAAATATTAAATAAAGAGATAGCAGAATTAATAAAAAAGTATAAAGAATATGATGAAAAATTGGATAGTTCAATGAGAAGATTGTATTTTTTAGAGAACCTATTTAGTAATAGATATTATGAAATGACATCTGAAAAAATAGATAAAATGAAGAAACATGATTTTGATAAATTGAATGATGCAATAGCTAAATCAGCAGCTGAATTTTATAGAAATTAAAATATCTAGTGTAAGTATAATGACTGAATTATTGAGAAATAAATTTGAAGAAATTGAAAAACATATTGGTGGTAATGAAGATAACAGTTTTTGTTCATCTGACGAAGAAGTTGATGATAAATTTAATTTTGATGATTTGTCAAAAATAGAATTAATAAAAATGTTATATGTTTTTAGTAGTACAATTAGCGATGATTTAGATGATTATAAAACGATAATTGATAAATTAAGAGCATACAAAGCAAAATTAATTCATAAACAAAATGATATTGAAAGTGGATGCAAAACATTAGGTAAAATAAAAACAATATTAGAAGTAAAATATAATCACAAAATAGAATAATATAAGAATTATTTTATAATGCTATTTTATAAACATGTCTTTAGATCCAAGCCCGGTTTTAGGTAGAATGATAAGAGGCGCTATTATGGACCGTATTAATGATCCTTATTATGGCGCTGGTATGGCTAGTGATTATCCATATTTAAATAAAATTGAAAAAGCTGGAAAAAGAATATTAAAATTTTCTGGAGCAGGTAAAAAAAGAAAAGGTGGAATGATTCATGGTGATGATGACGATGAAGGAGCAGATTTCTCAGGAGGTCAAGTTTGCGCATCAAGACCATACATGGGATATCCAGGAAACGTTGGTAGTGGTTATAGTGGAGGTAAAAAACGAAAGCCAAAACCAAAACGCAAATCAACAAAAGTTGGTAGAGGTATCAGTGGTGGTAAACGTAAATCCACAAGAAGCAAAATGAGTGATGAAATTCGTTCATTAAAAGCAAAACTTGGTATGGGTTACAGTGGCGGTAAAAAACGTAAGGCTCCTAAGCGTAAATCTACACGCCAAATGATTGGGATGGGATCTAGTGGAGGTAAAAAACCAAAACGTAAAGTAGCAGCTCTTAAAAAAGCAGCAAAGAAAAACCCATGGTTAATTCATTTAGCTAAAGTGAGACGCCAATACCCTAATGAAAGCGTTGGAGCAATAGCGCAAATTGCATCACAATCATATTAAATATAATAAATAATTATTATAATATATTACTAATATATCATAATGGTTAAAAAATATTGTGGTGCAAAAGAACCAGGTCCAAATCAAAAACTTGGAACTGCACAAGAATGTATTGACAATAGGCAATTAAGATTGTATGGGTTAGAAAAAATTAATAAAAATCTATTAAAAAAAATAAAACCAAAAGAGAAAGCAATTCCAAAGAAGAAATCACCAAAGAAAAAACCAGCTCCGAAAAAGAAATCACCAAAGAAAAAGCCAAAGAAAAAACCAGCTCCAAAGAAGAAATCACCAAAGAAAGATAAAAAGAAAAAGAAAAAGAAAAAAAAACAAATAGATCTTGATGAAGAAAGTGATGATGAAGATGAACATGGAGAATTTTTAACATTAGAAAAACAAGAAGAAGTGTTTGACGATATAATGGAAGACATGGTTACAATTGATGAAAAATCTGAAGAAAATAATGAATTTAAAAGCGCATTTTTAGGTGATGTAAAACATACATATGCTGAATTTAAAAAATTATATGCTAAACATGAAAAAGGAGAACTTATTGATCGATTAAAATTATTAAGGTTAAAAGACGATATTAATAGTATAGCTGGTGAAGCAGAATCGTATGGTGAAGAAGATGAAGACGAAGACGCTTCAGGAGAAGGATTAAATATGACAAGAAAATTATTTGGTAGAAAAGATGAAAGAAAAGATCCAAATAAATTTATAACATATAATTCAGGAGGTAAATTCATTGATGAAGATATGAGAAGATCAATGAATGCAATTCAAGTTCAAAGTTTGTATGGAGGAGGTTGTTTCAATTGTGGTGGTGATTTTAATCAGGCTTTCTCAGATGCTATTACCTCAGAGGGTGGAAATTTTTTTTTTGAAAAAGATTTTGACAAAGAAACAGCAAAAAAACCTGAATCATCCATATTAAGTTCAATAAAAAACATAATAAAAATAATAACTGGAAATTCAAAAGATGTTATTCCTTTTGGTTCATGGACATATCGTTCACAACAATTTCCATCGGACGTTGACCTTATTTCAATTGAAGAAAAATGCTGTTCAAAAGAGGAGGCAACAAAGAAATTCGTAAAACGTATCCAAAATATTGTTAAAAAAATAAACAAAACAAAAAATGTTTATTTGGGTGATATAAAAGCTGGTATTGATCATGTTTTCAAAATAGATATTGGTCAAATTGTTTATGATAATTTAGGTAAGGCTACTATTATTAATTATGATCCATCAATTATTAGGGGATTTATTAATGAATGGGCTAAATTAAAATTAATAACAATTAAAGAAAAAAATGAAATATTGAAATTAGTAACAAATAAAATATCAGTAATATCATTCGAAAAGTTGTATGAAATGCTGAGAGATAAATGGCTTTTACGATGGTCTAGTGCTGAAATATTAAAAGGTGTTAAAATATTACCTGGAGATAGGAAATACACTTTGGGTGAAGCTATTAATGACCCAACTATGACAAAAATTGATGTGTGGACACAAGTATTAGGCAGGTACATTGAGTTTTCTAATGTCATAACATTATACATGGTCGATGAAAAAGGCAATTATAAATTATTAAATTTTGATAATGCAGATGTTGATATTACTGAAGCATTAAAATATGAAATTCAAAAGTATGCATTTTCGTATAAAGATCACAAACTATTTAAAATGATTAAAAGAATGTGGTCAATTGCTCGTATGACTGGTGATGAAGAAATGGTCTTTAAATTAACACCATTAATGCAAAGTGATTTTGGTAGATTATCTCAAATAGCAAGTGAACTTGAAACTATTGCTTTAATGTTAGAAGGTATTAAAAATCCACCTATTGCATCAATAAAAAAACAAATAGAAAGTTGGAAATATAAACTAGCAAATGTATATGAGCTTGGTATTAACAATGAAAATATTAATAAAGCTTTAGATCTTGTTTTAGATCGTAAAATGAAGTCTGAAAAAGATAAAGTGTATGTAGTGAGAGTGTTAAAACAATTAAAAACTGATTTTACGCAATTATCAAATAAGAAGCTTTTTGATGTATTACAAAATATTGGATTAATTCCAATTCCAACTAACTATTTACCAAATCCTAAAAAAGGTAGCGGTATATATCAGACAGCTGCAAATATTTATAGGAAAAACTTTTGTGGACCAAACGCACGTAAATTATTAGACGGAGAGCTACATCCCAAATGTTGGAATTTTTGTGGGCCAGGAACACGCATCGATTTAGATGAAGTTAGAAACACACCTCCTTATGATAATATTGATAATGTCTGTCGTACACATGATATTGATTATTATGACAGTAAAGGTAAACCCGATAGACCACAATTAATAAGAAAAGCTGATATTAAGATGCTAGAAGCTCTAGAACCTTTCAAGAAAGAGTCTGGTTATAGTATAGCAAAAGCTGCAATTAGTAGTAAAATCAAAGCTGAAGACCTTTTACCAGATTTAGCTACGAAATTGTTCCCCAATCATGCAGGTAGAAAGTAAATATAGAAAAGTGTCTAAAAAATGTCTAACATAGAAAAAAAATAACTTTTTCCAGAATAAAAAAAATGTTTATATATATTATATGTTGTCATTGACAAGAGGAAGACCAATAGCTAAAATATTTGGTGGTAAATTAAATGGAAGTGTAGTTCATATTTATGATCCAGATGAAAAATGCTGTGATGAATGTAATAATAAATGTGGTATAAGAAATAAATATTGTTGTGACAATTGCACAGCTGTGGGAGGTTGTCTAGCTGGAAATGATATAAAACCAGATATACAATATGATGATATGTTTGACGTTTTAGATGAAGACTTTATTAGAAAAGGTAAGAAAAAAATGTCTTGGAATGATATTGGTACTATTAAAAATGCCATTAAACATAAAAAGGAACCAATGGAACCTGATATGAGAGGTATTTATGGCTCAGCAGTTAAAGAACTCCATAATAGATCAAAAAAGGAATTCTTTGTTCCTGATGGAGGGGTTATGAGAGTTATTCCAAATCCCAAAAAAACTGAACGTATTTATGCTGCTGGTCCAACTGATTCTGGTAAATCTTATTGGTCAAGAAAATACATTGATGAATGGGCTAAAATGTTTCCAGATAAACCAATATTCTTATTTTCAGATGTGGATGAAGATGAAGAACTTGATGATATTAAAAGATTACATCGAATTAAAATAAATGATGAATTAATAACACATCCTTTAAAATCTACTGATTTCCCAACTGGTTCATTGGTTTTATTCGATGATACTGATTCAATTGTAGATCCAAAAATACTAAAAGCTGTTGAAGCGTTGAGAAATCATTTATTAAGACGTGGACGACATGAAAGTTTATATGTTATTGTTTCAAATCATATGTTATCTGATTACACTAAAACTCGTATTATTTTAAATGAATGTAATGGTATGACTATATTTCCAAAATCAGGTTCTTCTAGCGGTATTACTTATACATTAAAAAAATATTGTGGATTAAGCCAACCACAAGTTTATAAAATAATGAACTTAAATTCACGTTGGGTAACTATTTATAAAAATTATCCAATGTTTGTTGTTTACGATAAAGGGGCATTTTTATTGTAATATATATTTTGATTAATTTCTAGGCTATTTTATAATGGACGACCTTATAAAACAGTTAGAATCTAAATCATTTTCAGGAGAAGATATTATGAAAGTGTGTGATAATAAAACAAAAATTATAACATATCCTCAAATACATCAATTCAAAAATGTTGATGATTTACTAAAACCATATGATAATGTTGTAATACTTTATGAAACAAGTCCAAGTTATGGTCATTGGGTTTGTGTATTAAAACATAAAAATAAAGGAAAACCTTACATTGAATTTTATGATAGTTATGGTATGCCAGTTGACGCACAATTAAATTTTATTAGTAAAGAATTTAGAAAAGCAAATAATGAGGCATATCCAATATTATCTGATATGTTATTAAAATCAAAATATCCAATAAAATATAATGATACACAACTGCAAAAAACATATGAAGATGTATCGACTTGTGGGCGTCATGTAGCTTTTAGAATTGTAATGAAAAATATTAAATTGGGGACATATATAAAACTGTTAAAAAAATCTAAATTTCCTCCTGATATGATAGTTACATATTTAACTGCTTTCCAATAATTTATTATATATTTGTATTATATATGGTAGATAGAAATTCAAGATATGTTGATTACTTAGCTCAACAACAACAATCACAAATAATGTCAGATTTTGAAAGGGAGCGTAGTCGTGCCCAAGCTGGTACAGAAGGCCCAGATCATCAATATTACAATGTAGCAATGGATTTTGATTTTATGGATCCAAATGGTACTGCTCATACTCCAAAACCTGCAATATTTAGCATAATGCCACATCAACCTATTTTACAAAATCCACAAGATTATTGGATTAGTGTTGTAAGATTTGTTGTTCCTGCTCAATTAATTCCTTTATTTTTTCAAGTTGGTTATAATAGTGGAAATCCAAATTTAACTTTTGAATCTGTAACAATTTCATATTCAGGGACAGATGCGCAACAATTTTTAGTTTATGTTCCACAAGATGTTACAATACCTGTTCCATCACCACCAATAACAAAAAATAATATTCAATACTATGCTGTTCGATCTTATCAACAATTTGTAGATTCAATTAATGTGGCTTTGGCTGCCGCATTTGTAACAATAACTCCATCTTTGCCAGTTTTAGTTCCAGCTTTAGTAGCTCCATATATGATTTATGATCCACAAACACAATTATTTAGTATTATTGCTGACCAACGATTTGTAAGTAATGGAATACAAATATTTTTTAATAGTGATTTATACATATTTTTTCAACCATCTTTTGATGTTAAAAGATATGCTTATGATGACCCATTAGGTAAAGATTATGAAATACTTATAAAAAATAACAATAATAATAATTATATACCTTCGCCAGTTGTAGCTGGAATTTCATTTTATCAAATGGAACAGGAAACTAAATCAGTAAATAATATTGCGCGATTTAGAACAATAGTTATAACAGTAAATAATATACCTATTAAATATGAGGCAAACACTTCTATAAGTTTTAATCAATTGCCTGTTTTAACTGATTTTTCTCCTATATTAACAAATGAAGCTGGAGAATTACAAACATATATTACATATGTTCCAAGCGGACAATATAGATTTTCAGACCTAAATGGAACTTCTCCTATTGAAAGAATGGCTATTCAAGTTTTTTGGGGTGATGTTTATGATAATTTATATCCTTTACTAATTCCTCCTCATGATAAAGTTAGTATAAAAATATTATTTCAAAAAAAGAATATTAATTCTGGTTATAAATAAATATATTTGATAAATATATAGTATAGAATGAGCTTTAATACTCCTGCTTTACCAGTTTCTAAAGTATTAGATCCACGTTTAAAGATTAATAATCAACGACATGCCGTAGCATTAAAAGGTGCCTTAGTTAATAGTTGGCAACAATTCGCAGCTACAAATAAAAATAATAGTAACGTTCAAATAACGTGTAACCCACCTAATAGAGGAATTGTGGTCTCCCGATTAGTTTATAAAAGATTTAAATTTACTGTAACTGTTTCAGGTACAAATACAAGTGGTGCTCCTCTTTTGAGTGTTGGCTATTTTGCGCCACGAGCAAATCCAATTTTAGCCGTAACATCGTCTGAACAAATGACAATTAACAATGATACCCTTACACAAGCACCTGTATCACAATATTGGAATGCTTTGCAATGGTATCATAATAAACATGATAATCGCTTTGGGCAAGGGTCATTAACACCAAGTATGTTAGATCAATATCAATCATATTCAGATGAACCTAGTTCAATTAGGAACCCACTTGGTATTTATGGTGATAATTCATTTGAAAATACACGTGGTGGTTATTCTGGTATGGTTGTCGGCGAAAATCCTAATGGCGGAACAAGTGTAGAAATTTCTCTTACTGTTACTGAACCAATTCATTTGTCACCTTTTGTTGCTGATGCTGGCTCCAATTTTACTTCTGGTTTTGTTGGTATACAAAATATGGCGTATACAGCTACTTTAGGTGATTTGTCACGTGTTATGTCTATTGTTAAAAATCAAGGTGCCCCTGGTTTAATTAATATTACAAATGTAGCTGTTACTTTAGATGATGCATCCTTACTTTTTGAATATTTAACTCCTGATCCAGTTGAACCAATTCCAAGAAGTTTGTCAACAAATTATTTTTCAATTGTTTCATATCCAACAAAATCAACTGTTCCAATTGCACCAGGCGGAGCTGTTTCTATCACAATGCAATCGGTTCAAGTTACTTCAATTCCTCGAAGGGCCTATGTATATGCTCGTTTGGATGATTCATTACAAACAGCTTTTACTTCAGATTCTTATTTTGCTTTAAATTCAGCTGTAAATCCTCTTACTGTTACATGGAATAATAATCAATTTTTCAGTCAAGCAACCTCTCAAGATTTGTACAATATGTCTTCTAAAAATGGTGTACAACAATCTTGGTCACAATGGGATAAATTTACTGGATCAGTTATGTCATTCGATTTTGGCACTGATTTGGGTTTAATGAGTGATCAAGCAGGTGGTAGTTTAGGAAATTATCAATTAGGCTTGACTTGTCAATTTGTTAATAGAAATTTAACAGATTCGATTGCACCTACTTTGTATGTTGTATTAGTTTATGAAGGTGCATTTGACATAATTGATGGTGCATGTTCACACAATATTGGTATTTTAAGTCATAATGATATCATGAATGCTAAAGAAGATCCAATGATTACATATAAAAAAGTAGAACAAGTATATGGTGGTGATTTCTTTTCATCATTAAAAAACTTCTTTACAAAAACACTTCCAGTTGTAGGAAATAGAGTTTTAGATGCAGCAGCTACTTATGCACCAGGACCATATGGCATTGCAGCTAAAATAGGTAGAAAAATTTTAACTGGAAGAGGTAAACGTCGAAAAGGTGGTGTTTTATCCGGTGATATGTATGGTGGAAGACGAATGGGCGCACGTCGATTGAGAGGTGGTGCATTAAATTCTGGAGAAGGACATGAAGAAGAATTAACTGAAGAAGAATATACTGAAATTAGAAATGAAGTTGAAAAATTAGGCTTGTCAGAAGAAGAGTCTATTAAATTGTATAATGAAACTGTAAAAGAAATACAAAATATGGAATAAATAGTTTTTATTTAATATAAATATAATAATAATCATTTATTATTATATAAATGAGTCTTAGCAATATTATGACTATTAATGCTCCAACTGGTGCAACAGAGCCATGGAAAGATTTCACAGTTTACAACCTTACAGTCACAAATGATTTTGTTGGGCCAACTGGGCCAGGTGGTATTAATGGTAATGACCATACAATCACATGTGATTTGTCGGGTGCAATTCATGTAACAGGTTATATTTATCATGTATCATCAATTACTGTTGATGATGTTACTCATGTTAGTTTGCATTTACCTGCAAATATTCAAGCAAATGTAGCAGCCGATACTATTCAATTTTCAGAAGGAATACCAGAAGGTTTATGGCCAATTGCTTCAAGTCAAGCATTTTATCCTATTATTGTTCTGGATAATTCTTTAAATAGTTTAGGGCATATATTAATTAACCCATCAAATGGAGCTATTATAATTTGTCGACTTATAGACGATGGATCGCCTTTTACAAATAGTGGAAATTCTGGGTTGCCAGCAGATGTTTTTATATCTTGGGATTTGTCATCAAATGTATAATTTGTTTTTATTAATATAAATATAATAATAATCGTTTATTATTATATAAATGTCTATTTCAAACCTTTTAGATCAATCTATTAAACCTTGGTGTAATTTGGAAGTTAACAATTTAGTTGTTGATGGTTCATTTACGAACACTGGTGCTATTATTTCATCTGGAAACATATTAGTTCAAAATGCAGATCCATCTATTTCAATTGTAAATAACACAGCAAATTCAAATGCAGCTAAATTATCAATTCAAGGAGCTACTGGTTTATCTCCAATAGTGTTACAACAAGAAACAAATGGTGATTTATTATTATTGGGGCAAAATAATAGTAGTATAGGAATACGTTCATCTGGTAGTGGTAATATTAGCTTATTCCCTCAAGGAACTGGAAATGTATTACTTGCAGGTCCACAATATGCATCAAAAACAGGTAATTTAAGATTATCTGGTGGGAATCCAAATAGTATATTAGCTACTTCAGTTGGAGCTGTATCACAAGGAACAAATATTTCAACAGCTGTTACATTAGACACACCCAATGGTGTTATAACTACACAAGTTGCAAACGCTGCTGCTGGATCATTTAATAGTTTCACATTAAATAACTCATTAATATTATCAAGTTCAGTTATTCTGGCAAGTATTATTGACTATTCTAATATAGGAACTGGATATCCTTCATTAAGATTAAGCACGATAGCTAATGGTTCGTGTATTATTCAAATATGTAATTATGCTCCAACTGATGCATTAAATTCAGCAATGAAAATTGGTTTCAGTGTTCAAAATTAAATATTTTCACAATTTTATATAATAATAATGTCTTATCATTATATAAATGTCTTTAAATAATATATTGAGTGATAAACCAGTAGCACCTTGGATGAATTTTGTTATGTATGATTTAACAGTAACTAATTCATTCAATGGTCCTACGGGATCTACATTTAATGGACCAACTGGTTCAACTGGACCTACAGGTAGTACAGGATCTACTGGAAAAACTGGTGCCACAGGTCCTATTGGATCAGCTTCAGCAACTGGGTCCACAGGAAATATAGGTCCTACAGGTCCTATAGGTGCCACTGGTCAAATTGGTTTTACAGGATCTACAGGAAAAACTGGTTCAACTGGACCTACTGGTGTTACTGGTCCAACTGGTATTATTGGTTTAACTGGTTCTACAGGTTTAATTGGCTTTACTGGTCCAACTGGTGTTACTGGTCCAACTGGTGTTACTGGTTCAACTGGCCCTGTTGGGTCTGTATCAAATACTGGCGCCACTGGACCAACTGGATTAGCTGGAACTTCTGCTACTGTTGTAAATGGAACTTTCACACCAACACTTTCTTTTAATAGTTTCACTGATACTATAATATATAGTTCGCAAACTGGCCATTATTCAAAAATTGGTAGTTTTGTTTCATTTAATTTAGAAATTGCACTTACAGGAGCTGGAATACAAACTTCAACAGGTAGTGCTTCTATAGATGGATTACCATTTGCTATTAATGCTGGGTTAAGTAATTCTTTAATTTGTAGTTGTATATGGGGTAATTTAGGTTTTGCTACAAATTATTCTACATTAGGTGCTTTAGTTTCTGGAAGCACTTCTATGCAATTAACACAATCATCTTCAAATAGTAGTGACCCAATTATAACAGTTCCAAATGGTAACTTTACAACAACAACGTCAATAAAAATTACTGGTTCATATTATACATAATATTAATCTATTTTAATTATATAAATGAGCTTAAATAATATTTTGGCTATAAATAATGGTAGTCAGCCTTGGAAATCATTTGTGATGAGTAGCTTATCTGTAACAAATTCTTTTACTGGGCCAAATGGGTCAAGTGGTGAAACCGGGCCTACTGGTTTTACTGGACCTACTGGAGCTACTGGTCCTACAGGTTTACATGGCAATACAACAAACACTGGTGCTACAGGTCCAACTGGTTCTATTGGTTCTACTGGTTCTACTGGTTCTACTGGTTCTACTGGTCCTACTGGTATTATTGGTTCTACCGGTTCTACTGGTTCTACTGGTAAGGTTGGTCAAACTGGTTTAACTGGTCCTAGAGGTTTAACTGGCCCAACTGGATATACTGGCTCTATGGGTAAAATAGGTCATACTGGACCTGCTGGTCAAACAGCACCTACTGGAGCTACTGGTCCGACTGGTAGTGCTGGAACAAATGGTTCTTTTCCTTCGATAACAACTGGTACATTCACTCCTACACTTGGTTTTACCATATTCACTGATTCAATTGATTATAGTTTTCAATCAGGTAATTATATAAAAATTGGTAATTACGTGACATTTAATATAAATATTATGCTTACTGGTACTGGAATTGGAGCATCTAATGGAAATTGTCTCATTGTATCTTTACCGTTTGCCATAAATTCTGGCCTTTCAAATTCTTTAATTTGTAATTGTGTTTGGGGGAAAATGGGTTTTTCTTCTGGTTATTCAAAATTAGCTGCTATAAGTGCTGGACCATCGCTTGATTATTTATTTTTAATGGAAGCTTCTGCAAATGGTAGTAGTGCTTTACAAGCTGTTCCATCTGGTAATTTAACAACAACTACCACATTATATCTATATGGATCATATTATACATAAAATAATTTAAATTAAATTCAATTATATAATAATGTATTATCATTATATAAATGAGTCTCAGCGATATTTTAACCATAAATTCGGGCATAACTGGTTCATCTCAAACTCAAGCATGGAAAGATTTTACAGTATACAATTTAAGGGTAACACATTCTCTAACAGGTCCAACAGGTTCTATTCCAAGTGGAGTTCCGGGATCAACAGGTCCAACAGGACCTATAGGTGTAACTGGTCCAACTGGAGCTATGGGAAATGCAGCAAATACAGGTGCAACTGGTGCAATTGGACCAACCGGTGTAACTGGACCAATTGGAATTGCTTCTAATACTGGTGCAACTGGACCAACTGGTATAATTGGTAATACTGGTCCTACGGGTAGTACAGGAATTATAGGTAACACAGGTGTAACTGGACCTACAGGAATAATTGGTAATACTGGACCTACCGGTATCATTGGTAATACTGGTCCAACTGGATCCAGTGGTATAATCGGTAATACTGGTCCTACTGGTTTAATTGGTCTAACCGGTGCTACTGGTCCAACTGGTGTTGTTGGCAATTCAGATTTACTACCTACAATAAATGCTACTTATAATCTTGGTTCTCCCGCATTTCAGTGGTCTACTGCATATATAAAAAAAGCAATTATTAATACAATTGCAAATCAAATTGTATTAGGTTCTGGAGGAAATACTTCTACTATTACAACAGCTGTTCCTGCCGCAGCAAGGATTATTTCAATTCCAGACGCAGGAGCTACTTCTAATTTTGTATTATCTGAAGGAGCAGCTACTATCAACGGTTTAAAAACTTTTGGTACTGGAATCGTTTTACCTACAAGCGGAGGTACTGGTGCAACATTAGACTATTATGAAACTTTAGCGCTCAGCACTAATTTTCAAGGACCTTTTACAACTCCAGTCGCAGGTACAATTAATATTACAAGAATTGGAAATATTGTAACAGCTTCATCAAATGCAAATTATTCTGGTGCTGCAAACACATCTTTACCAATAACAAACGCCACAGCTTTACCTGCTAGATTTAGACCATCAAATAATTCAGTTTACTTTTCTATTTTCACAGATCCTGGCAGTACAATTCCAACTGCAGCAATAGCAAATGTATCAACTGCTGGTGTTATGTCATTTTATTCAAACACAGGAGCAGATCCTTATCCTGGAACTGGAACTGTTGTACTTTATAAATTTTCCGCAACTTGGAATGTTTAATTATTTATATTGTATATTATCGTTTAATAATCTTTTCATAAAAACTTTATGAACTCTTGTTAATTTATCAAATGTAAAAGCTTCGCTAAAAATATTAATATTATCTATTTGTTTATCACCCCATGTTATATACAAATATTTGTTCTTAGTGACAACTACATTCATCCATTTATAATCCCAAATTCTACTATATCTGACATTTCCGTTTTTTGTTTTATATTCTTTCCATTCTGTAAATTGTCCTTTACTACCATTAAATAAAGTATCAATTGTGCTTCTCTTAGCTAATCCCATTTCGTATAAATGATCATTTATCCTTTCATTAAATTCTCTGCTTTTTTGTCTCATCCCAATCATTAGTCTATATTAATAGAATATATTTTTATTTCTTTAAATAACTTTAAATGGAAAAAATAATTTAAAGAAAACTATATATTTTTAAAAGTTTTATTTTAAGCAAAATTTATTTTTTTTAAATAATGATAATGTATATGACATTTTTAATGATTGTAATATGCTCCATACAATTTTGTAATCTATATCTTCCATCATTTCTTTTGTCTGAAAATTACTCCGAAACATTTTTATTTCTTCTATTCTATCTAATAATTTTTTATCTGTCAAATAATTGTAATCATTTTCTAACCTTAGTGTCATTATATACAATTGTGATAAATTCGATTTATGGTCTGCAAATATATTTCTTTTTAAAAGATTTTTTAAATGTTGATTAACTAATTTAATTTCTGAATTCATTTGTTTG